CGGAGATGCCTCAGAGGTAGTTCGTAAAATTGCTGCGGTTATCAAGGCACGTCAAAAAGGACAGGCTCTTGAGGATGCTATTGAAGCAACCTTCGCGCCACAGCAACAGGTTCCTCCTGCTGGGGCAGCACCTATGGTTGAGCAACCGTCCCCTGCTCCCGCCGCTTCTCCAGCAGGAGGCGCTCTTCCACCAGAACAAGGTGGACCAGAAATGCCAGCACCGCAGGAAGCACGACCAAGCATTATGAATTTGCTCTCTAGCCTATCTGGTTCGGGAGAAGCAAACGCAAGCGTCAGAACAATTAACCGACGCTAACAAAGTAGGGGACAATGACAACTTTAATTGGTATCGAATACGACGATAGTTGCGTCCTTGTGGCTGATAGCAGAACTACAGATGATAGTGGATATATCTACACTCATCCAAATGTAAAAAAGATTTCAGAGACAAATGGTTATTTGATTGCTGGCTCTGGTGAGGTACTTCCCTGCGATGTAGCACAACACATCTGGGACCCACCAACTCCAATCAAGTCAGATAAAAAAGATTTGTTTCACTTTATGATTACAAAGGCTATGCCTTCTCTTCGTAAATGCTTATCATCAAATGGCTTTAACTTTGATGAACCAAAGACTGAGCAAAGATTTCAATTTTTAATTGCAGTATGTGGTGAGATATTTGATGTCGACCACGAATTAGCAGTAAGTAAAAACATCAGCGGAGTTTACGCTGCAGGTTCTGGCGCACCTTATGCGCTAGGGGCACTGCACGCAGGCGCTGATGCTTATGAAGCAATGGAAATTGCCGCAAAACTTACAGCATTTACTGCAGGTCCTTACATATCCAAATCACAATTCAAACATTCTAAGTAGGAGTTACTAATGGCAGGCAATCAAAATAGTGGCGGCTTCCGCCCAACTGCTCCACAGAACAACCCTGCAAATGTTAATGGTCAGGGTGGGGATGGTCAGTCAGGACAGGCTAACCCAAATTATACAGGTTTTGCCTATGGTGAGAACGGTCAAACTAACAATACCGCTGCTGCTGCAACAATGTACAAAGATACTGCAGCAAAAAGTGCTACAACTAACCCTATGGGTAATTTAATGTCAGGTGTTGTTCCACTTGATGCACCAACACAAGACAATTTGCCTATCTCAGATGGTGTAGACATCGGTAAAGGACGCGATTCTAGCGCTTTGCCTTCACGAGTTACATCTCCAATGAATCAGAATGAAAATCTTGACCTTATCAAGCGATATCTTCCAGATTTGATGGATGCTACACGTATGCCTAATGCTCCAGATTCATACAAGCGCTTTGTTAACTATCTGAAAGAACAGATACTTTAATGCAATGGATGGAAAACGGATTCTTTGACCATTTAGATAAGTTTGCGAACTCTTTAGGTTACGAAAACTTTGCAATTGCCATTCCTTTAGCAATGGTCCCCTGGCAATCCCCAGAAGATAGAGATGTATTTATTATGACTCTTACTGGTGAGGATGTTAAAGGTGGCGAAACATCTACATTTAATCCATTGGGGGTCAAGTAATGTCATTTTGGGGTGACTTTGTTGACTCAATTAAGAACGCAGGTAAAGGTGTACTTGGTATTAATCCAGGCGCCGTTGTGCTTCAGGCTGGCGCTTCACTTGCTGGCACTGGTATTAAAGACCCGCAGATGGCAGCCAATGCTGGCATAGTTGCACAGCAAGGCGTACAAAAGAAACTTGAAGATGCAGGCATTGCAAGTGTAGATACAGCACCTATGAAGGCACTAGACCCAGTTTTATTCCTAGGTGAAAAGGCTGAGAAGTACGTATTCAGCCCCATCATTGCACGTCCAATCTCAACATTAAACCTTCTATCTGACCCTAACAGCAAGTTATATCAGGGTGGACAATTTGGAAAAGGCTTTCAACTATCTGATATTAAGGACGCATATAATCGTTCTGCTGACGTATCTCTTGGTCAGTCAATGCTTAAGAGTCCATTCAACCTGCTAGGACTTGCAGAGTCTCAGATACTTGAGGCTAATGGTGTAGATGTAAGTGGTATCGATTTGTGGGATAACAACGATATCAAAAAGAATTTTCAAGACAATGTACTTGGTAAGTACATTACTGGTTTCAATGACTTTATTATTAAGAATGTTGCAATCAATGCAGCATTTGCAGGTGCAGGTGCTGTCGCAAAGGCAGGTGCTACACGCGCTGGTCTAACAACAAAGTTTAAGGCAGCAGATGTTGAAGCAATGCCTAAGTTTGAAGAAGATATGTACAGCCATATTGATGGCAGAGGACAGACAGTAATTGGTCAGGATGTTGTAGACCTTGCTGCTTCTGAAAACATTGTTGATATTACTCGAATCGTAAAGAAGCACAGTTATAATCGTGAACTTCCAGACCTCATCAAGTCTACAAAGGACCCTAAGGTTGTTGCAGACTTCTTGCTTGCTGATAAGGGTTATGGTCCAGCAATTGACAGACTAACTAAACTAAACTTAGCCGATGACCTATGGGTTATGGGAGAAGGAACAGCAACATTCCGCTCTGAATATATTGTTGGTGGCAAGTTGCCTCAGTACACAGCAGAGCAGCGTAACCGCTGGATGCAGGCATTTGATGATGCAATTAAGAAAGAACCAAAGCATCAAGAAGTTTATGACGCATTCTTAACTCAAGAACTTGACGAATCAACAGGTCTTCTTAACGTAGAACCACTTGCTCTTGGTAAGAACTACAAACCAATGGAGCCAATTGGTCTACAAGGTGCTGCAGGTAAGGCACGTTCAAAGGCTGGCAAGATTAAGACAGCAGTACTTGAGCGCGATTTTACTAATCCAGAAATTGGTGGTGTAGCACAGACTGTTCTTGGCGGGCGTATGAAGGGTCCAGTTACAGTATTACTTCGTAACTTTGGTACCTATATGCCAAAGGGATTAGTAAGCAACTCTGGTCTTCGTCCATTCAATGGTGTAGAAGAACTTATGTCAGTCTTCGATGATATTCCATTGTTCCGCGATGGAACACGAGTTGTTGAAACTCACGACTTAAACACTATGACGGCATCAGATTATCGTCGTAATCTTATCGATAAGTTTGTATCAGCAAAAAATGATGGGGAACGTGGGTTTGTAGTTGATTCTGCAAATAAAGAGATTGCTTTAACTATTGCTCATTCTCGTGGATATTACGATGATGCAAAAGTTCTTGAAATGGTTGATGAACTGATGCAAGACGTATATTCTATGCACGGCAATCTTCGTCAGTATGGGCACTCAATGGACCCAACTGGCGTTAGAGTATCTGTTGATGTTAAAACTCAGCGTCAACTTCAGAACGCATTGCCTATGTTGCCACTAGGTGACCTAGATAGAATGATTCTTAAGGCTGCTCGTGCAGAGAAAAGTGTTGTAAAGGGTGCAGCAACTAAGGCTGAACAACTAACAGCAACTGCTGCCCGTAATACATTTGAAGCATCAAGTAGAATCTTTTCGGTTGCTCAACTCTATCGTTTTTCATACATTCCAAAGAACTCTGTATTTGAGCCAATGCTTGCTGCAACACTAGCAGAAGGCAGCAACTTTGCTGTTCCTATGATTACTACCGCAGCAAAGAACGCAATCAAAGGCAGTGCTAATCTTGTAATGCGCAATATTGAGAAGTCTAAGACACTTCTTCCTAGCGCAAAGAAAGAGATTCAACGTGAGGTTAAGGCTCTTTCAGAAGAGTATAATCAGGCTATCATTATTCGTGACCAGGTTTATGCTAACTATGAATCACATTTTGGCAATACTCCTGGCGTATCACCAGCAACTAAACGCGACTGGGCTGACCAGATTAAAGAAGCCCTGCGTGAAGCAGAGCGTGATGTAGCGAATCTTGAAGGCAAACTTAATACATATACAATTGAGTATGGTAAGCCAGTACAGGTTCCATCAGTATACGGTCTACGTTCTCGCATTGAAACGCTTAAGGCTGCTGGAAGCGTACGATATGCATCTGAAATTCGTTCTGCTGAGATTACATTGCAGAAGGCTGTTGGTGAAATCAATACACTTGCACCTGAGTTAAATATAATTGATACAGAGATTGCTAAGTCATATGACAGAATTGGTGCAGTTCTTGAGGCACTTGGACCAAAGCAGATTGAGCAGTCTAGTATCTTCTCGGTAGCAGAGGGTCGTTATGCGACAAAGCCATTGCTACCTCAGAGACAAAAAGTTCAGTTGTCTAATGGACAGACACTTGAGTTTGAATCTTTCGCAAGTCGTAAGGGATTTGGCGAAGGCTATATGTCTGAAATCGCCAACAACAGCACACGTAACCTTGAATTCCTTGGCAATAAAGCAACAGTTGCTAAGATTAATACAATCCTTGGCAGTAGTCCAAAGACTATTACTAACGTAGCAGACCCAGTTTACTTTGATGAACTAGCATATGTAGTTAATAACCATATGCGTGGAGATATCCTAGTTGACCGTATTCTTTCTGGTCAGTCACGTGAACAGTTGCTTGAATGGGCTGCAACTGGTCAGGCTCGTAAGTACGCAGTTTCAATGGGTTCTTCACCAGATGACCTTGTTCGTATGATTGATGAGCAGATTACATATGTTAATCGCTATCTTCCTACATCAGAGGCTAAGTTAGCAGCAGCACAGGATGCAGTAAATCCTACTCAGTTGCGCGGAATCCTTGGTGATAAGTTAGACCAGATGGTTCCAATCCAACCACTTGAGATTGAATACGCTAATCCAACTTCATTTGCAAAGTCTGCAGCAAAGACATTTGATACTGCTTTTGCTGGCGCTTGGCGCTTCTTAATGAAGCCAGAAAATATGATTCGTGAAGTATGGGGTACAACACGTCACACAGCGCTAGTCGCTGAACGTGCTGAAAGATTAGTTGCTCAAGGGTACTCAGTTGACCTATCAACTCTTAACCGCATTCACCACGCAGCAGCGATGGAACTTGTAGATGAAACCGCAAAGGTTTTCTATACAATTCCACGTCAGCATAAGGCTTTGTATCTAGCACGAGCAATTGCTACATTCCCTAATGCTGCAGCATCTGGTATCTATCGTTACTCACGCTTTGCAGTTCAGAAGCCTAAGCGTTTTGCTGGGTTCCTTAACTCATACTATGGCTTGTATAACTCATTCGGCGTTGACCAGAATGGCAATCCAGTAGATGACCCAATGAAGGCTCAGTATCTTTTGATTCCTGGAACAAAGGAAATGGGTCTTAACGATGGTAAGGGCGTTATCATTAACGCACGTGCTACTAACTATGTAGCCAACTTCCCTGGCGCTTCTTGGATTGCACCTATTGCCTTGAGCAAGATATTTGCTGGAAAACCAAACTCTGAAGATGAGATTAAGAAGTCTATCAATAAGACTATTGGTAAGATTCCTGGATACTCATATGAGGAAATGTTCCCATACGGTATTGAGCCAAACACTGGTAAGCAGGTACTTAACACCTTTACTCCAGCGTGGGCTAGAAACCTTAAGACATTCCTTGCTCCCGACAAGACAGACAAAATGTTTGTTGATTCCTGGATTTCGGAGTCAAACCGTCAGTGGATTCTTTATGATATGCAACTAGATAAGAACCCTAAGTATAAGGGTCCTGCTCCAACTCCTGATTCAATTATGGCTGGAGCAAAGAGCATCTACTTGCGTAAGTTCCGCACACAGTTCTTCTCACTACTTGGTACACCACAGTATGTAGATTCACGTCCAGATAGCATCTATCAGGACTACTTCTTTATGTTAGTTAATAACAATACTGCAAAAGGTATGTCAAGCACAGAATCATACAAGACAGCAGAGAAACAATTCCAGTCTCATATGCTAAAGACTACTGGTGCGAACTTCCCAATGGAACGACTTTTTGTATCTTCGCAAGATTCTCTTAGTTATATCACACCTAGCGTTAAGGCTTACAATAGAATTTGGGAAGACTTCCCAGGACTAGCAACAACCTTGCGTCAAGTTGACCCATCTGTGGTCGGACTTATGGTTGCTGACTTGCCTAAGGAATATAGCCCTCAGATTAACAAGTTCCTCAACTCAACTACAGCCCGTCTTCCTGACGGAACTATGGTCAACTCAGCATTGAAGACACCACAGTTAGTGGAAGAAGAGATTGAAAAGTCACGATTCTGGTCAGCATATACAGTTGAAAAGAACCGCCTTAACAAGATTGCTAAAGATGCTGGTTACACAAGTTACCTTAGCGTTCCAGAGTTAAAAGATTCATTGCGTGCATACGCTAACGAATCACTTGGTCCAGCATCTCGTGCTTGGTATTCCGAATACCAGAAGAGTGCGACAAAGGGCAACCAAGCCTGGATTCAATCACAAGGTCTATTCACAGTTGTTCAAGATAAGAACTTTATGAATAAGTTCGGCAAGACACAGTTCTGGCAGCACGCCAAAGCATTCGTTCAGTATCGCAACGAGTATGCAGCAGCATATGCTGACGCACCTTCTGGCTCAAAAGCAGATGTCAAAGATGCTTGGGCTAAGTACTTGGCTTCATCATATAATGAATGGGACCCAGTTCTGCAGCGAATGATTACTCGATATTTTGAGAATGATAATATGAGGGAGAATAAGTAATGGCAGGAAAGGCACCAGCAGGACCAACTGGGATTACCTCTATTGCTCCAAAGGGCAGCAAAGTAGAAAAGACTTACATCTGGATGCCAGATGGCAATGGCAATCTTGTCAAGGCTGAAGCGTCTACTATCAAAAAGTCTTTTGCTAAACTCCCAGTAGAGTCACAGATTGCACTTACCGAATATCTTCTTGGCGTAGCCAATCGTCAACCTACAGATTCTGCTCGCCAAAATCTATGGAATGATATTGTCGATGGTGCTGTAGCATCATTTAAGCAGGGCAAGAAGCAGTCTCCTTGGGATGTACTTGATGTAATGACCAAGAATAATCCTGGGAATCAAGGCGTTACATCCAGCATTATTGAGTATGACAGAATTGCATCTGATGCTTTGCTTAGTAAGATTGGCAAGTCTCTTGGCTTTGATATCACAATTCTATCTGAGGCTGATAAGGCTGACTTTTTAGCAAAGGTCAACGCAGAGGCTGGAGCATCTGGTAAATCAACTACTCGCAAAGCAACAACTGGTGGCTACGAGACCGTTACTACTCCATCTTTATTTGACCCTAAGACATTTACCGAGGCTTATCTATGGGGCAAGGTAACACTAGATGATGTCTCAAAATTACCATCTACTGCAATCAAGCAAGTTGCTGCTGTTAAAACATTGCTTAAGGCATATGGTATTAACAACCTTAGCACAAAAGAAACAAATCAAATTGGTATTGATATTGCATCAGGCACAAAAACAGTTGATGAACTTAGAAATGAATTATCTCTTAAGGCTCAGAAACTGTATCCAGCATACGCTGATAGATTGTCAAAGAATCCTTCGCTAACTATGTCTGATATTGCAGAGCCAATTATTGGTACTCTTGCTAAGGCTTGGGAAATGGATGCGTCACAGTTTGATTTGTCTGACCCAAATGTTATGCGCTTCTTGAACAACGATGTAACTGGCAAGGCACCCGCAGCATCAATTGCTGAGGTTTATGATTTTGCAATGACTCACGAAAACCGTCAGAAGACTAAAGCAGAAAACGACATTGCTCGTAATAAGGCAACAGGTATTGCACGAGCAATGGGATGGGGTATTTAATATGGCAATTGCGCCAGATGATTCCGATAATAGACTAAGGGCTAGAATCTCTCTATCTCCATCTTATGCTTTAGCAGCAGAAGCAGCAGCAGATAAGGCTGTAGCAGATGCAAACGCTTTGGCTAATATGGCACTTGGTGCGACAGCAACATCAATGCCAGCATTTACTCCACCAGTACCTACTCCTGTAGCAACACCTACTAAAAAAGATACAACTCCAACTACGCGTGTGGCAGCGAATCAGGCTAATAAAGATGCTGGTCCACCATATGCTGCCCCAGCGGGAACTCATTGGACTTGGATTGGCACAGAATATAAACTTTATAAAGATGCAACAGGAACACCAGCAATAGGTGGCGCAACAGGTGGAGACACTGGTACAGGAACTGGTACAGGAACTGGTACAGGTTCAACTGGAACAATTCCAGCGGCATCTACTGGTCCAACATTAGCAATTGATACATTTAAGAATACGCTTGCTTTGTACTTTGGTCAGGCAGAAATGACTAAGCCTTGGGTTGATGGACTATATAAGTCTATCTCTACATTCTACAGAACTGGTTCTACAATTGAAGAGTCATTCAATTTAGCGCTACAAGCATCTCGCAATGACGTAAATATGAAAGCATTCACTGACCGCTTTAAGGGTATCTATGCTATTCAAGATATGAAGGCTAAGGGTAGTGCTATTGAAGTTCCAACTATTGCAGAATACTATTCAACTGAAGCAAAAATGGGTGACATTCTCCGCTCAACTGGACTTGGAACTCTAGCAACTGAAACATTCCTTAGCGATGTAATTGGTAAAGGTGTATCTGCTACAGAATTTGCAAACAGAATTACTGCAGTATTTGACCGTATCGACCAGGCACCAAAAGAAATCAAAGATACTTTCACTCGATACTTTCCAACAGTTGATAGAACTCAACTTGCTACTGCAATCCTCGGTGGAGAAAAGTCAGCCAAAGAACTTGAAACTAAACTTCAAGGATACGAAGTACTTGCTGCAGCAGAGACTCAAGGTATTGGAGCCAATGCTCTTACAGGTGGAGTCACAGAAGATATGGCTGCAAACCTTGCAGCAGGCGGTTCAACATACGGAAGCACTATCACTGGATTTGGTCAAGTAGCACAAGCACGTGCAACCGAGCAAAAACTTGCTGAGATTTCAAATAAGCAAGCACTTGGTGTTACTGGATTAACTAATGCTGTACTTGGTAAGAAGGCTAAGGAATTAGCAGCACTTGAGCAGTTAACAACACAAGAAGAGAATCGCTTTAGGGGTAAGGCTGGTATTGCAACTCTAGCCTCATCACGTAGAGCACAGTCCTTCTAAATAAATAGAATCCTGAACGGACCCACCAGCCCCGTCAGCGTAAAAGACTGGTAGTAAGAGCCAGACCGATTCCCCGATTGGAACCTGAGGCTTGCGAACTAACTAATAGAGAAGGGTGGCAGTTGCTATGAGCAACAACTACTGGGATGAAGAAGACGATGACCTCGATACTGATGTATCGGAAACACAAATGGATGGAAGCGACCTCTTAAAGAAGTTGCGAAAAGCCAAGCGTAGTGATGAGAAAAGAATTAAGGAACTCACTGAGCAACTTGAGGGATTAACCAAGTCGCAGCGTGAGCGAACCGTCAAAGAAGTCCTAGAAAAAAAGGGTGTGAATCCTAAAGCAGTACGACTAATCCTCAAGGACATCGACGATGTATCTGAAGAGTCAGTTAATAACTGGCTAGAAGATAACGGAGATTTGTTCGGGATTACAAGTACACAGGAAGCACCGCAAGCGAGTGAAACAGACCGTGCTGCATTGCGTCAGCAGGATGTTATGACTCAGGGTGCAATTACACCCGACAGGGCAGAGAGCCTTAACTTGAGAATGGACCAGGCAGATAACCTGGAAGATTTCTTGAATGTTCTCCGTTCGCAATAAATCCAATCATAGTTTCTAACACTAAGGAATAAACCTAAATGGCATATGTATCAACAGCATCCGATAATCTCGGAGGTACCGCTGGTAGTGCAGGTCTAGTACAGAAGGCTTATGACCGTCTCTTGGAGTTCGCACTCCGCTCAGAGCCACTCATTCGTTCAGTCGCAGACAAGCGCCCAGCACAGCAATCAATCCCAGGTTCAACAGTAGTTCTTCAGCGCTACGTTGACCTTTCAGCAGCAACAACTGCACTCACAGAAACAACAGACCCAGATGCAGTAGCAATGTCAACACCAACAACTGTAACCATTACTCTTAACGAGTACGGTAACTCAGTGTTGGTAACACGTGCTTTGGAACTCTTCAGCCTTGCTGATGTAGACCCAGCAATTGCTAACATCATTGCATTCAACCTTGCCGATTCAATCGACTCAGTTGCAATGACAACACTTCGTGCAGGAACAAACGTAATCTACGCAGGTTCAACTGCAACATCAACAGCGACAATTACTGCTGCTGCTACACTTTCTTCTGCTAACGTCCGTAAGGCTGTTGCGAAGTTGCGTGCTGGTAAGTCAACAGGTCGCAAGGGTTCACTCTACTGGGCTGGTATCCACCCAGAAGTTTCACACGACCTTCGTGCAGAGACAGGTTCAGCAGGATGGCTTCTTCCAAATCAGTACGGTTCTTCACAGGACCGCATCTGGGCGGGAGAAATTGGTACATACGAAGGTGCATACTTCGTAGAGTCACCACGTCTATACAACGCTACAGACGGAGCATCATCTGCTCGTAACTACCGCACAATCATTGCTGGACAGCAAGCGCTTGCAGAAGCAGTTGCTGAAGAGCCACACGTAGTCATCGGACCAGTCGTTGACAAGTTGATGCGTCACCGCCCAATGGGTTGGTACGGCGTACTTGGCTTTGCAATCTACCGTAACGAAGCACTATACCGAATCGAATCAGGTTCATCAATCGCTTAGTTGATTGACGCTGGTACAGGGGTAGAAATATCCCTGTACTGGAGTAAGTTCATTAAGGAGAACAATGGCAAATTATACATTCAAGACACCTTATGCTCTTGAAGGTCCATCAGGTAAACACAGATTGTTTTACTTTGCCAATCTTCGCAAAGGAATAACTGTTGTTAAATCTGGTGTTACCTATTCAACCTTAAGGTACGCAGTAGACTCAGACCTTGTAAATTACACTGCTGTTTATCGTGGCGGTTATGACTACACAGTAGATGATGCAACCAAGGCAGAACTTATTGCTGGTGGCATTGGCGTAACAGAGGCAAACTTCACAGCACAGTAGGGGACACAATGAATTTACATCAAAGACAAAAGCATCCTGAGTATGTTGAAGGTTGCTTTGGTTGCAAGATAGGAACTCTTGAACTAGGAACTGGTGATGCAACTAGAGACATTTCTGATAAGAAGTGGACATCTGAATTGCAGGCTTATCGAGATGCAAGAGCACAAGGAATACAGCCAGCGGGCACAACACGTGCCCACGTAGAAGCAGCATATGAAGCGTCAGCAACATTGGGTAAGGCGTATAACTCCGAGACAATGCCAAAGACAAAAGACATAAACAAAAAAACAACCGAAGTACTCAAAGAACTAGGAGCAGTATAATGTCAGTTAAAGGTGAGAAGTACGCATCAAAGTCAGCAATGAAGAAACACGAAAAGTCAGAGCCAATGTCTATGAAGATGAAAGAATATGGCAAAAAGGCTATGAAGAAGTCTGCTCCTAAGAAGATGGGCAAGAAGAAGTAAATGCCAGCACCTAAGTCACGCGTATCCCCAATGGGAACACAGTCACGCGATGCCCAAGCCAAGTCAATGGAAATGGGTATGAAGCGTCTCGAAGCAGAGCGCAAGGTGTTCGAGAAGAAGTACGGACATCAACCATCAGATGTTGAACTAATGAAGTTTAGGACTACAGGATGAAGAAGACAGCAGCAAAGAATAAGGTTGCAAAGGTTATGGGAGAATTCAAGCGTGGAACTCTTCACGGTGGAGTTAATCCCAAAGGACCTAAGAAGGCTCCAGTAGTAAAGAATAGAAAGCAAGCAATTGCCATTGCTCTATCTGAGGCAGGCAAGACAAAGAAGAAGGGCAAGTAAATGGCAACACGTTATGATGACTATATGAACAAGCGTAGTTGGATGGTCGATACAGCCGAAACCCCAAAGGATAAGAAGACACTTAAAAGTGACCTTAATAAACTTGATAAGGCTGTTAACTGGGCATCACGCTCACCTCGTACCACATCTGGTACCACTACAGGAACACCAGCGGCAAGAAACATAACCAAGTTATACCGTCAAGGTAATTAAATGCAAGACCCAAGACTTAAGCGAGCAGGTGTCTCTGGCTTCAACAAGCCAAAGGCTACACCTAACCATCCTAAGAAGTCACACGTTGTTGTGGCTAAAGAAGGAGAGAAGGTTAAGACAATTCGTTTTGGTCAGCAGGGCGTAAAGGGTTCACCTGACGGCTCTGCTAGAAACAAAGCATTCAAGGCTCGTCACTCTAAGAATATCTCAAAGGGTAAGATGAGCGCAGCATATTGGGCAGATAAAGTTAAGTGGTAAGAAAGTAGGGGACAAATGCAAGAGACAGTATCAATCGCCTGGTGCGATAATGGAATGGTAGATGGAAAGTTTATGCAGGGCGTCACTGACGTTATGCTTAAATCTGGAGTTGAGTTTGCAACAACACTCCGTAGTGCAGGCAACCAGATTGCCCGCCAGCGTGACAAGGTAATCAACTACTGGTACGAGAACAACAAATCTGATTGGCTCTTCTGGGTTGACTCAGATGTAGTAGTAAGCCCAGATACGTTTAACCTTCTCTGGGAAAACAAGGATGCCAAAGAGCGTCCGATTGTCAGTGGTGTTTACTTTACAACTGACCAGCCAGAAGAACCACTAATGACTCCGCTACCAACATTGTTTAACTTTGTTGCAAGTGATGAGACAGTGGGAGTAACCCGTATCCACCCAATGCCAGTCAATCAATTAATTAAGATTGGCGCAGCGGGAATGGGATTTGTTCTAATGCACCGCAGTGTAGTAGATAGCATCCGTAAGGTTCTGCCTGATGCTCCACTGTTCTCAGATATTGGACACGGTAAGAATTTCCTAGGTGAAGATATTTACTTCTTTGCTTTATGCGATAAAGCAGATGTACCAGTCTATGCACACACAGGAGCGACTGCTCCACACATAAAGAGATTCTCTTTTGACGAACACTACTACAATGCATTCTTTGGTGGCGTTAAAGAAGAGAAAAAGAAATCAAATTTAATTGTACCAAAACGCTAAGGAAGGTTAACAATGGCATTAGGCAAAGAAGGCAGTAGCCTCACAGCAGAACTTAATAGGCTTGCTGGCACTACGGGACTTGATGAACAAGGTGCTGCTAATGCTTGGGCTGGTACCACTGGACTTGCAACAGTAGGTGCTTTGAACATCAAAGCATCATCATCACGCACGCGTGATAAGTTCAAGGACATTGATGGAATCTGTAATGAACTTGCTGGAAAAACTGGGCTTGCAGCCCCTGCTGCGTTAAGGAGCATCAACGCCTAATGACTACTACTCTAACTAATATGATTGATGAAGTGCTTGTCAATCTTGCAGGATATACATTCCAGCAGGATAGAAGCACTTACATCACATCAGCAGTTACCACAACCACATCAACAAGTGCCTCACCTCTAGTCCTCAGCCTTGGGTCAACTGACTCAGTAGGTAAGGGCATCCTTGAGATTGATGAAGAACTTCTCTGGGTAGATTCATTTGACCGCGTTGCTAACACAGCGACAGTATCTCCCTATGGTCGTGGCTACCTTGGTACAACTGCAGCAACTCACACTGCTGATGCAAAGGTAACTATCTCTCCTACCTTCCCACGCTTCAGCGTCAAGCGTGCAATCAATGACACTATCCGCTCCCTTGGAGCAAACATCTTTGCGGTAAAGTCAACAACATTTACTTTCAACGCTGCGGTATCTACCTACGCTTTCGCTAACTTGAACATCAAGAATATCTTGACAGTTTCGTGGCAAAGCATTGGACCAACCAAAGAGTGGGTTCCAATTCGTAAGTGGGATTTAGACCCATCAGCAAACCCTGAGGCATTTGGCTATACATCTGGCACTGACCAGGTTCAGACAATTACTCTAGGCGAAGCACCTGTCTCTGGTCGTACAGTCAAGGTTGTCTACGCTACTGACCCAGAACCTTTCACAAGCAATTCACAAGTTTACACAACAGTAACAGGTCTACCAGAATCAACGCGGGACGTAGTGATTCTTGGTACAGCCTATCGTCTGCTCTCATTCCTTGACCCAGCACGTGCAGCACAGGTCAGCCCACAGGCGGATGAGACTGACTCTAAGCGCCCATACGGTGCATCACAGAGTGCGACCAAGCAACTCTATGCTCTTTACACACAGCGCCTTAACGAAGAGACCAAGGCACAACAGCAGAACTATCCTCCCCGTATTCACTACTCCCGCCGATAAGGACCAGCAATGACAACTAGAAAATATTCATCTCGCTCTCAGCAGACAACGCTGACTGGCGCACTATCCTCATCTGGTACATCTGCTACTGTCGTATCAGGTACAGCACTCCTTGGTGGTGTAACCATCTCCGCAGGAGAAACCTTTACAGTTGTCATCGACCCAGATACAGCCCTTGAAGAAATTGTAGATGTCACGGCGGTAAGTACTAACACACTTACTGTCACACGTGGTATTGACGGTTCAACAGGACAGGCTCACTCTGCTGGCGCAGTAGTTCGCCATATGGCTGTAGGTCGTGACTATCGTGAGGCTAACACCCACATCGAGGCAACCACAGGACACGGTGCGACAGGTGCTGTAGTTGGTACAACTAACACACAGACCCTGACTAATAAGACTTTAACTAGCCCAGTGCTAACAACTCCAGCACTTGGAACTCCAGCATCTGGTGTTATGACAAATGTAACTGGCATTCCTTTGACAACTGCTGTAACTGGAACTCTTCCAGTAGCCAACGGCGGAACTGGTGTAACAACATCAACTGGCTCAGGAGCCAATGTTCTTGGAACTAGCCCAACAATTGCTAGCCCAACTATTACTGGTACTGGTGCTATTGCAGGCACATTTACTGGTGGATTAACTGGCAATGTAACTGGTAACGTCACAGGCAATGTGACTGGCAATGTAACTGGTTCATCTGGTTCTACTACTGGTAATGCAGCAACAGCCACAGCCCTTGCTACAGGGCGTACAATCAGCCTTGCAGGCGATGTAACAGGTACTTCTGCATCATTCGATGGAACTGGCAACGCCAGCATCACAGCAGCCATTGGCACTAACGTAATTGTAAATGCAGATATTAATGCATCTGCTGCAATTGACTGGACAAAATTAGGTATATCATCTACTGTCTCATCAACTGAGATTGGTTATGTAGATGGTGTAACCTCTGCTATCCAGACTCAAATTGATTCTAAGTTGGCTACAGCCACAGCAGCAAGTACATATGCTCCACTGGCTAGCCCAGCGTTGACTGGTGTACCTACTGCTCCAACAGCAGCGGCAAATACTAATACAACTCAAATTGCTACAACTGCATATGTGCAAACAGAAATCAATGACTTGATTGCTTCTTCCCCTGCAGCCCTTGATACTCTTAATGAGTTGGCTGCAGCATTGGGTAATGACGCATCATTCTCAACCACAGTAACCAACTCTATTGCAACCAAGTTGCCTCTGGCTGGTGGCACTATGACTGGTGCTATTGCTATGGGTACTAACAAGATTACAGGTCTTGGAACTCCTACAACATCTACAGATGCAGCAACAAAAGGTTACATTGATACAGTAGTTCTTGCTCCATCTAACCTTACTGGTCCTATTACATCTGTTGGCGCTGCTACATCTATTGCCTCACAGACTGGTACTGGCTCTACTTTTGTAATGAATACTAGCCCAACACTTGTAACTCCAGCGCTTGGTGTGGCTACCGCTACATCTGTTAATGGAACAACGATTCCATCAAGCAAGACTCTTGTGGCTACAGATTCAACAGCCTATGTTGTTCCTTCTCAGACAGGCAACTCTGGTAAGTACCTAACTACAGATGGTACAACTTCATCTTGGGGTGCTCTTTCTGCACTACCAAGTCAAACAAGCAATGCAGGAAAATATTTAACCACAGACGGAACTTCCGCTTCGTGGGCAACAATCACAACCGACCCGACACCAGATGTCTTTATGTTAATGGGAGCGTAATCAATGGCAAAGAAAGTCCTTGGGCAGTCTTGCCCTTCAGCAACTACAGTAACAACTCTATACACAGTTCCTTCAGCAAAAGAATCTGTAGTATCTAGCATCTCTGTTGCAAATTTAGCAACATCGACTGCTACATTCCGTATTATTATTCAGCCTTCGGCTGACGTATCTGCAACTATCCTTGACAAGCAATACTTTGGTAAGGATATTACTTTAGGTGCATCTGACACTACAATTATTACAGTAGGTATTACTCTTGCAACTGGTGACGTAATTAAAGTTTATGCATCAACAGCAACAGTAGCATTCCAGGCTTTCGGTAACGAGGGATAAATGACAGTAAAGAGCGTTAAGACTGGATTAACTAGTGTTAGCCTCCTTACTGGCAATGACGCTTACATTCCGTTAACCATTACAGGTGGCACTCTTACATCTGATGCTACATATTATTACCGCACTTTTACCTCAACTGCTAACCTTGTTGTTGCTTACGGCACACTTACTGCTGACATTCTTGTTGTAGCAGGTGGCGGTGGCGGCGGTACGGCACGTGGTGCTGGTGGTGGTGCTGGTGGTCTATTAGGATTTAACAGTCAATCACTCGCATCGGGAACTTATGCCTGCACTGTTGGTGCAGGAGGTGCAGCCAAAACTGTTGGTGTTGATTCACAATTTGGTTCTCTTACCCTTGTAAAAGGTGGAGGATTTGGTGGAAGCGAATCTGGTTATGGAACAATAACTGGTGGCAACGGTGGCTCTGGTGGTGGTGGTTCATTTGGTCAAGCAGGAGGAACTGCTACTTCAGGTCAAGGCAACAACGGTGGCGGTAATACTGGTGGTGCTGATTATCAGGCATCGGGCGGTGGCGGTGCTGGTGCAGTCGGATTTAATGGCGATGCTGGCGGTACAATCAAAGGCGGCGGAGGAGTAGGTTCATCTTCCTATTCATCTTGGGGTTCTGTTACTAGTACTGGTCAAAATGTAAGCGGAACATATTATTATGCTGGTGGTGGAGGAAGTTCATCTAACAGAGTTGGTAACGCTGGAGCACTAGGAGGTTCTGGTGGCGGTGCTGCTGGTGCCGACGGTAATGGTGGTCCAGGAAACAATGGAAGTGCCAACACTGGTGGCGGTGGTGGCGGTGGGTCAGGTAGCCCACGCACCGACGGTGGACCAGGTGGTTCAGGTATTATTATTGTTCGCTACACGAAAGCACAGGTTGTTTAATGTCTATTACAAGTTATAAAAATAAAACAATCAGTTCTAAACTGCTTATTGGTAATGCGCAATACGACCCAATTACTACTGCCGATTATCTTGTTGTTGCAGGCGGAGGCGGTGGTGGTGTTAATGGTGGCGGAGGCGGAGGCGCTGGCGGTTATCGCACAGGCTCTTCTTTTTCTGTACCTAGTAGTTTTACTGTAACTATTGGTGCTGGACAACCTTATCAAACAAAAGGTTCTAACTCAGTATTTTCTTCTATTACTTCAACTGGTGGAGGACTTGGTAAAGATAGTTCACCTGGTGGTAATGGTGGTAGTGGTGGAGGTATTCGCAGTACAGGCACAGCAGGTACTGGTAACGAAGGTAGTTACACACCAGTAGAAGGCTATGCTGGCGCTATTTCAAATGAAGGAACTTGTGGTGGTGGTGGCGGTGGTTCAGCCATTGCTGGAACCGTTAGAAATTCTGGCTATCCTGGAACTGGTGGCGAGGGCGGAAACGGTACATCTAATTCATTAAGCGGTAGTGCAACATATTACTCTGGAGGCGGTGGTGGAGCAGGCGACCAATTTGGTCGTCCTGGTGCAGCAGGTGGTCTTGGCGGCGGTGGCGCAGGTGGTGGAGGCAGCAGTGGTGTTGCAGGAACTGCAGGAACCGCTAACACTGGCGGTGGCGGTGGTGGAGGAAGCACAGGTTCAGCAACTAACGGTGGAACTGGTGGTTCTGGAATAGTTATTATTCGTCTTAGAGACACAAACCCTGACTTTACAAGTATTGGTGGGGGACTTACATATACTAAAACAGTTGCTGGTGGATATAAACTTTATTCATTTACAGCAGGAACGGGAACGGTTACTGTCTAATGCCTATTGTTAGTCTTGCAAATAAAACACGCTCAAGAAGTTTACTTGCTGGCAATGATGCCTATTTTGTACCAATTGTTGTTGATTACTTAGTAATCGCTGGCGGTGGTGGTGGGGGTGACAACCGTGGTGGAGGCGGTGGAGCAGGCGGATACCGCTCTGGCTCATCATTTACAATTAATACAGCAATTACTATAACTGTTGGCGCAGGTGGTGCTGCTGCAACCGCTATTGGTTCAAGTGGTGCTAACTCTGTTTTTGCAACTATAAATGCTACTGGCGGTGGCGGTGGTGCGGGTAACTCTGGCAACGCTAGCGGCGGTTCAGGTGGCTCTGGCGGTGGAGCAGGTCACGCTGGTTCAGGAACCGCAGGTTCAGGTAACGCTGGTGGATATTCTCCAGTAGAAGGTTACGCTGGTGGTAACTACAGCAGCGACTCTGCTGGTGGTGGTGGTGGTTCTAGCGCTGTTGGTACAAACTCTACTACTAATAATGGTGGAGCAGGTGGTGCTGGTACAGCATCATCAATTACTGGTACATCAGTCACTCGCGCAGGAGGCGGAGGTGGTGGTTCATATCCATCAACAACTGCAGCAGGCGGAAGCGGTGGTGGAGGAACTGGTGGTAGTTCATCATTTATGGCTACAGCAGGAACTGCTAATACAGGTTCTGGTGGCGGTGGACGTGGTGAAGCAAACACTGGTCCAACTAACACAGGCGGTTCTGGAGTTGTAATTATTGCATATCCAGACTCATACCCAGCATTAGGAACTATTGGTGCTGGATTAACATATACACAACCAACTCGCTCTGGTTACAGAGTGTATCAATTTACAGCGGGAACAGGAACGGTGAGACCATAATGGCACACTATGCATTCTTAAATGAAAACAATATTGTTACAGAAGTTATTGTAGGACGAAACGAAACAGAAGTGGTAGATGGCATCTCTGATTGGGAAGCATACTATGGAGAGTTCCGAGGACAGACCTGCAAGCGCACTTCATACAACGGAAATATCCGCAAGAACTATGCAGGTATTGGATATACATATGACGCTTTGCGTGATGCATTTATCCCACCTAAGCCATTTGCTTCTTGGGTATTAAACGAAGACACTTGCAATTGGGATGCACCTACACCGTATCCAACTGATGGTGGATTCTATCGCTGGGTAGAGGCTGACCTTAACTGGCAACTTGTAGCAACTGAATAATTTAATCTTTCTATCTAAGGAGTAACGTGGCTGGTCGCGACATAACCGAAGGTAGAGCCAATCGCTCTATCGCAGTTGACGTTGGTGTAGTTTCATCTACAGCAATCTGGCAGAACACTGATATGTCTTACGACGTAGCCATAGGTGGACTTCCATTCTTCTACGCAATCAATGACTCACGCCCGTATCTCCGTCAGACTGCACCCTTTCGTAAGGACCAGTTCGACAATGGAGCAGAGCCTGGCGAGCAGTCTCTGACTGGTTGGTGGATTCGTAGCCAAGCATCGTTCCACTCTGGCTCAGGCATTAAGTTCTATGACCCAGCAACTACTGACGAGAATGGACACTACCGCTTTGCTGAAAGCAAGGGACTAGATGTTTGGACTAAGGGTCAGGTAACCCTTCTTTCATCCTGCACATCTACTCACTACACTACTGGTGCTATTGCATCTAATGGTGTAGCACAGCAGCACGTACGTTCTATCAAATGGGGTTCCACATCTGGAGTTCTACTTCACGATGAATATGATGTAGATAAGATTGCAGTAGATGGAACTGTGACACATTTCCAAGACTATAATTCTGGTTCAGATTACCCAGTATATGCAATTTGTGATGATGGAACATACGCATATTTTGTAACCAATAGACCTGGAACTCCAGCAAGAATGTATATGTATAAGAAAGCATTAACTGCATCTAGTTCAGATGCTGAGACAACTATGTTCTTTGATGCTGGAACTTTGCTTACAAATGCAACAATGGAATATGTAAAAGAACGTATTGTTCTATGTGCAAATAATAAGATTTATGAACTATCTTCATCTGCATCATCCTTACCATCTCCTATATATACTCACCCTTCATCAAGCCACGTATATACATCTATTGCTGCATCGGGTCCTGCAATTTATGTTTCTGGTTACAATGGCATTCAGTCAACAATCCTAAAGTTCACACTATCTACTGCTGGAGTAATGCCTACTCTTACATCAGCGGTAGTTGCAGCAGAACTTCCAGTCGGTGAGATTGTCCATAAGATTTACTACTACCTTGGTCATATGATGATTGGTACTAACAAAGGTGTGCGTGTAGCAACAGTATCTGATACTGATGGCTCACTTAATTATGGTCCACTGATTGTAGAAACATCACAGCCTTGCTATGACTTTGCAGCACGTGACCACTATGTATGGTGTGCCACTGGCGTTGGCAGCGAGGCTGGAGTTATCCGCATTGACTTGTCTAATGAACTAGAAACTCTACGCTTTGCGTGGGCTAACGACCTTTATATGGATGGTGTTACAGGGCACGTAACTACTGGCTGTGCTTTTGCTAATGGTACTGACCGACTTGTATTCACTACAGCATATGCATCATCTGAAAATGGTGGCATCTATATCGAGGATGAATCAACTCTTCGTACATCTGGCTACATTACAACAGGTAACATCCGCTACGGAACCCTTGAGCCTAAGAACTTTAAGCGCCTTCTAGGACGCGGTGACTTTACCTACGGTTCTATGACACTGGAAACAGTGGATAAGAATGGCGTTGAGTATGACCATATCTCCTACGATTCAAGCATCACTCCTGTTGAAGTAACCACATCATCACCTGCTACAGCACAGGAATATGTAGCCTATAAGTTTATCCTTTATCGTGATGCAACAACATCATCTGCTGGTCCTACATTTAAGGGATACCAGGCTAAGGCAACCATTGCTACACCTCGTCAGCGAGTCATTCAGTTCCCTGTCTATTGCTTTGACTTAGAGACAGATAGATACAACTCAATGATTGGGTATGAAGGCAAAGCCTTTGAGAAGATTCAAGTACTTGAGCAAATCGAAGAAACAGGTGACGTACTTACCTGGCAAGACCTGACTACTGGCGAATCTCGCCAAGCAGTTATCGAACAAATTTCATTCAATCGTATGACACCACCTGATAAGCGATTCAGCGGATTCGGTGGAGTTATTACTGTACAAATCAGGACGGTATAATATGACAGCGCAAGATTGGGCTGCGTTAACCGTAGCAGTAATGACAATACTCGCAGGGTTTGCGGCATTTGTCAGATGGCTAGTAAAGCATTATCTATACGAATTAAAACCAAATGGGGGCGGTTCCGTGAAAGACCAAGTGAACCGATTGGAAGAACGAGTTGACCAAATTTATCTCCTGCTTTGCGAGAGAGACAAGTAGTAAACTAGCAGTACTGTTCCTTATCCTAGGAACATCCTTTTTCTTTTTACCACAATCAGCACAGGCAACTTGTGTGACTACTGCACAATCAGTAGCAACAGCATCTACTGCAGCAACTGTGCTTAATACTGAAGTACCGTCAACAGATTCTAATACCGTAGCATCAACACCAGTTCTTGTACAGGACACTTGTGGTGGAGATGATGTGTCTTATCAAGTAGCCCTGCCTACTGCTGTCAATTTCCAAGGGGAAACCTATACAGCAGTTTATGCAACTACTAATTCAACAATTGTTTTTGGTCGTCAGGATAATGATTTTTCCAATTACCCAATGACTCCATCAATTTCAGTTAATGCATATGACTGGGTAGTACTTGACCCTGCTAATCCAAATCCATCTAACTCTTATCCTGCTGGATGGAGAGCACCTGATGAACATTTGATTATTACTTCTAGTCAAGCAGGATTTCAAGTTGACCTAGCAGTTCGACCTTATGGCATTAATGCTGCTGGAGTTCCGCTGTCTACTATCGTTGTAACTGCTGCCATAAATGCTGACAGCACCCTAACAATTACTTATCTTTCAGATGTACAAGCAGGGTTAAATACTCGCACTGGTGTTCGCTTACCTGACGGTAGAGTTGTCACTTTAGAAGAAGCAGGGCTTACTCGTGTTTATGTTGCACCTGTTGTAACAGCAGATGTAGTGCAACCAGCACCTAGTCCCGTTCCTTCCGAGACTGCCACACCCACTGCGTCTCCGAGTCCTTCAGTAGAAACAGCGACGCAACCAAGCCCGTCACCATCCCCAATATTAACCCCAGAACCCAGCCCGTCATCAACTCCGATAGAAACATCTACGCCTTCTCCTCTTCCATCTCCAACAGTGGAACCTCAACCAACTCCCGTACCTGCTCCGCAGCCAGCACCTCAACCTGCGCCTCAGCCTGCACCAGTTGTGATGCCTGACCCTGTTGTGATTGCAGACCCGCCTCCAGTGGTGGTTGACCCTGCTCCTGAACCAGACCCTGTTGCTGAAGAGCCACCAGTTGTTGAAGAGCCTGCGCCTGTCGAAGAACCGCCTGCACCTCCTGTTGAAGAAGTTGCACCCGAAATTCCAGAACCGCCTGCTCCAGAGGAACAGCCTGCAGAAGAGATTCCGCCTTTACCAAAGCCTCTTCCAGAACCTGCACCAGAACCAGTAGTTGATATTGCACCCGAACCTCCAGCAGTAGAACCTGAGCCACCAGTTGTGGCTACAGAAAATTCTACACCAGAAGAACGAGCAGTTGTAGCAGACGCGCTTATTGAAGCAGCGCAAGGAGAACCAGTAACAGCACAAGCAATTGCTGCAGCAGGTCTTACCTATGCTGACTTACCACCTGAGACTCCAGTTGAAGTTCGTCAAGATGAGAATGGAAACGAAGTTGTTATCACAGCAGAAGTTGCTGCTGCGCTGGTAGTTCTTGAAAGCCCAGCAGAATTAATCAACGCAATCTTTACTGACCCAGCACAGGCACTCCTTGCACTTGGTTCTATTGGTGCTGATATGAGTACCGAAGAAAGAACAGAGTCTGAAAAGACCATTGTTGCTGCAGTCATTGTAGGTCAAATCGCTGGACAGGCTGCAGTAACCGCTGCTGCTGGCGCTGCAGCATACAGGAGAAAACCATAATGAAGAAGTTCTTTTCGGATATAGCAAATCAATT